CAACTGTGGCACGTATGCCGCGAATCGCACCGGCGGACGGCGGGACTACCCACAAGTACAATAAGTACACCGGATCTCCGGTTGTGGGTTTTCGCTCGGAAAACGATGGCCGCGAAAACGACCACAGCGAGGACACTGTGGTGTCCGTCAGCCTGAAGATTGCAGACTTTTCGTTTGCGGCTGACATGGCTGTTGCTGATGCGTGGCGTGATGGTGGGCCTGAAGCCTACATTGCACGCGAAGGCGCACGGCACCTGTCGGCAATGTTGGCAAAGCTGGAAAAGCAGGTGTTTTATGGCACGGGAACCGGCGGCGATGCTGCAGGATTCTCCGGGTTCATGAACAGCACGTTTCTGGACGCGCTGGCCGATGACATGGTGATTGACGCTGGCGGCACCACCGCAGCGACTGCATCGAGTGTCTACGCGATTCGGTTGGGTGTTGACGATGTGGCGATGGTGACGAAAGACACGATCGACATCGGCGAAACGACCATTCAGCGGGTTGCCGGATCTACCGGGTTTTACCCTGCCTACTGGACGCCGGCGAGTGTCTGGGTTGGGCTGCAGATGGGTGGCAAGTATTCGATTGGTCGAATTGCCAATTTGACCGCAGACAGCGGCAAGGGCCTGACGGATGATCTCATTTCCGAGCTGCTGGGCGAGTTTCCGGTTGATAGTCAGCCTACGATTCTGGTGATGAATCGCCGCAGCCTGAAGCAGCTGCAGCAGTCCCGGACGGCGACGAACAGCACCGGCGCACCTGCACCATTTCCGCAGGAAGCTTTCGGTGTGCCGATCATTGTCACCGATCAGCTGCTGAGCACTGAAGCTTTGGAGACCTGATGTGGCATCTGCTCTTGAATCAGCAATTGGAGCGGGTCTGAAAATGATCCGACGCACTGCAGGCGTGTCCGTTACGGTTACCCGTGGCGCGTCTGTGGTGACAATTGCCGATGCTGTTCAAGGGCAGAGCCAGAAGGTCGTCATTGACGAGACATCCGAGACGGTGGTGGAAGCTTGCGATTGGCTAGTCTCAGTCGCAAGCTACACACTCGGGACACCGGCGGTTGGTGACATCATCAGCCGAATCGTCAACGGAGTCAGCTATACGTGGACGGTGGAATGCCCTGCAATGGGCATTCCGCCTTTCGATTGGTCCGACACAGCACGGACCACGTATCGCATTCATGCACGCAAAGACGGCGCAGCAGCGTTTGACGTGGTGACACCGAACGGCTTCGACGTCAGCGGAAATGAAATGAGGTACGCATGACGGTCAGCGTGAATCTGCACGGTCTGCACGAGGTTGAGGTGGCGTTTGCGGATTTTGCTGAGTTCGGGCAGCGTGGGTTGGCGTTGTCCGTGGTGCGGGCTGGGTTGCGAGCTATCGGTGAGCAGATGCAGGAGGATATGAAGCCACAGGTGCAGCACATGGCGGCGGAAGTCGGCTACCGATTTGACCGCAAGGCAAGCAGTACAATGGTGGCCGGACGCGTCGGTGTTGGCGTCGGAAAGCATGTCAAGCGGCAGAACGTCAGCAGGGGCAGCCGGGGGCTTGGCATAACGTCGGGCACTTGGCATTGGTGGGTGTTGGGTTCATTCAAGACGGGGCAGCGGTTTACGAATCGCACCCGAGCAAATCGTGGTATACTGAAAGCCCAGCAGCCGAATTTCGCACAGCGGGCAAGAGATCGAGCAAACGAGCGAGCGCGGTCCGCAATGCAGGCCGCAATGGAACGATCAACGGAACGGTTTTTCAGGTCAAAATGAAAGGAGCCAATCGTGGCAAAGTTGAAGGTTAAGGGGACGGTTATCAAGTGCACGATTGCTACGGTTTTGACGGCAATCGGACAGATTACGGAATTCAGTCACAGCGGCGCGGAGTCAGAAACATACGACGCGACGACGATTGACACAAGCGGAGCGGGCAAGGAGTACAGCCAGACGGGCTACACAGAGGGCGGCACGTTTGATTTCAGCATGTTCTACGATGTGGACTTGGCAGCGCATCAAGCGTTGACCGATCTGCTGACGACGCCGGCGGACATGGTTTACAACATTACGTTCACGGATGCGTCGCCAACAACGTCCGCATTTACCGGGGCCGGGCTGACATTCGGCTTTACCGGCGCGATGAATGACGGACTGAAGGCCGATGTGTCCATCAAATTGACTGGCCTGCTGGCGTACTCAACATGATGATCCGGCTGATACGGGAAGACCTGAACGCACCACCTGGCACCGCTCACGAGGGCATCGAGAAGCGGGCCGGTGGTGTGTTGTTCTGGCGCGTCGGTACGGTGATCGACGTGGACCGCAGGGCGGTGCAGTTGCTGGTGGGCAACGGCGACGCAGAACCGGCGGACGACGAAGCGGAGGCGGCTGTGCCGAATTGGCGGCAGGGCCGGGATAGGGTGTTGCTGGCGCGGGAAATGCTGGCACGGGGCATTGATCCGGACGACCGCGAGCGGTTCAGGCGCGGCGAGTTGCTGGGGTACAATGCGGACGGGTCAGAGATACTTGGGCCGAATTCTGGAGGGTGTGAGGATGACTAGGTTAGTGGTGGACCGTGGGGCGTTTTTGGCGGGGTTGTCGGATCGTCCGAAGGAAGACGTGCCGATTCCCGAACTGCAGGCCGGGGCCGTTATACCGGTGTGGGGCATGACCGCACGCGAGCGGACGGCATTTGAAAAGCAGTTTGCGGGGAAGAACGGACAGACGATTGACGCACGAGTTCAGGAGTTTCGCGAGCGGCTGGTGTTGGCCTGCTGCAAAGACGACAACGGGCAGGCGATTTTTCTGCCGGAAGACGTGCAGGCCATTGGGGCGAAGCGGGCCGACGTGCTCGAACGGATCGTCAACGTGGCGCAGCGGTTGAGTGGGTTTACGAAGGAGGACATTGAGGCCACAGTGGGAAACTGAGGAAGGACACCGAGCGGCGTTTGGCGTTGCGTTTGGCGGCGGCAACGGGGTGGCATGATCCGGATGCTATGCTGGACGCAATGACGCCGCAGCAGTGGCGTGAATGGCAGATTGCCGATGTTGTGGAGCCGGTCGGAGTCCGTGGGATTGAGTTGATTCTGGCGCGTATTGGTGAGCTGGTTGCAGGGTTCTGCGGGGCGTCGATGAAGGCTGCGGATTTCGCGCCGTGGTTGCCACGGTCAGAGGATCGGCAACTGAGTCCTGCGGAGTCTGCTGAGGCGATTGGAAAACACCTGCAGAGATTGGCGGGCAGATAATGGCAAGCGTTGGCAGCCTGGTGGTCAATCTGGAGGCAAACACCCGCAATTTCCAGCAAGCGATGCAGCGCAGTCAGCAGGCGTTGCAGTCGTTTGGGTCCGCAGCAAAACGCACCGCCGAAGCCGCGCATTCGCTGGACAGCCTGAGTGCGTCGAATGACCTTCCGCAGCAACTGGACGCGGCCAGCAAACGGATGGGCGATTTGGGTGTGTCTGCACAGGCCGCAGCGGAGCAGGTGCGGCGGTATGAGGAACTGGTGGACAAGGCTGCAGCAGCTACGCACGCAGCATCCGTTGCGGCGACGATGCTTGGCAGTTCCGGCAATTTGGTGGCCACAGGCACCGCGACTGCATCGCATGGCCTGCACACGGTGCTTATCGGAGCGATTGCAGCACGCAGAACGCTGGAATCATTGGCGTGGGTGTTTGGCGTGATTGCAGACGGTGCCAGAATGCTGCTGGTCCCGTTGCGGTTGCTATGGTCCGCTGTGTCGATGCTGGCGCAGGCTGCAAAGGTGCTGCTGTTGCCGTTGAAAGCGGTGGCGGGCGTTGTGATGTTTCTGGCGCGGGCGATGCTATCAGTGGTTGGGCCGTTCATTGGATTGGCAAGCGGTGCGTTCAAGCTTTTCGTGCAGTTCAAGGCACTGCAGCTGCAAATCAAGATTTTGCGGTATCTGTTTGACCTGCTGCCACCAAAACTCAAGGCTGTTGCAACAGCCTTGTTCGCGGTCGGGCTGGCCGGACGTGCGACACAAGGCATCCTGAGCCGGTTGGGATTTGTCGGCGCAGCATTGCAGGGCGTTTTGCGTGGTGTGGCGTCGGCATTGCGTGCGGTAATCAATCCGATGGCTACGCTGGGCGTAGTGGCAAAGGCAACAGGGGCTGCAATAAAGGCGTTTGTGTCCTCTGCATTGGGGCCGTTGGGGTTAGTGTTGTCCGGATTGGGTGCGGTGCTGGCTGGGGGCGGGATGCTGACACTGGCAGCCGACGCGGAGAAGCTGGCGATTCAGTTGGAGGTGTTGACCGGCAGCGCGAAAACGGCTGCTGAATTAGTGGACACCTTGAACACATTTTCCGGGGCCACACCATTCAGCAAGATGGATATCAAAGCCGCTGCCGTGCAGTTGCTGGGCGTGCAGACGCCGATCAAGGAACTGACAAGCGATCTGGCAATGCTGGCAAACATTGCGGCAATGTCAGACAACAGCATCGGCGAACTGACACGCATGTTTGCACAGCTGCGAACGACAGGCACGGCAAGCTTGCAAGACCTGCAGGAGTTTTCCACACGCAACATCATGCTGATGCAGCATCTGGCGAAGCGGTTTGGCAATGTGGCAGCCGCAGCCAGCGCAGGGCAGATTTCATTCAACGACGTGCGGCAGGCATTGTATGAAATGAGCCTGCAGACGGACGCACTGAGCAAGCTAAGCGGCAGTTTGAGCGGTCAGTTTGCTCGGTTGAAAAACAACGTGCTCGTGGTTGCCACGGCGATAGGAAATCAGGCGTTGCCACACGCAACGAAACTGCTGGATTGGGCCAGCGACATGATCGAGTCAATCGGCGCGTTGGGTGACAAGCTGGGATTTTTCAAAGACGTGTTGCTGGCATCGTTTGACGTCGCAATTGAGGGCATCAAGCAAAAGTGGTCGGAGATGCTGGCGTGGTTGCAAGCGGAAGGCAAGCGGCAGGCAATGGGCATAGCCGAGTCCGTGGTGATGTTTATTCCGAACATGGTCGGGACGGCAATTGGAAACGCAGTCAGAGGCAATAAGCCACGCGCACCAGTTGCACCGCAGCCTACTGGGGTGGATCAGGCGGTGTCGCGACTGAATGATGTGCTGAGTCGATTGAAGCCGCAGCCCACACCCGAGGTCAAGCCGAATCTTGATTTGTTGCCACAACAGCCCGCCATGCCAAAGGCGGGTGCAACATCGTTCCTCGAACGGGCTGCGGATTTTGGAAAGCAGTTATTTGGGGCCGGGGTGAACGTGATGCAGCAGAAGGCCTTTGAGGGGGCGGCGATGCTGAATCAGTTTTCGGGCCTGTTTGGGCAAAGCGAGTCGAGGCCACAACAGGAACAACGGTTGACGGGTGCGATGCAGAAGGGCAGTGCGGATGCGTATTCCGCAATCGTTACGGCGATGATGGGCAAGCGCGATCCGCTGCTGGCAGCAACCGAGAAGCAAACGAAGGCCACAGTTGAGCCGTTGGTGGATATTGTCGAGCTGATCAAAGGCGGCGGGGTGATGGGCAAAATCAAAGAATTCGTTGGAGTGCCGTAATGGCCGTTACAAATTTGGGCGAAGATCCGGGCGGCAGGACTGCCACGAACACGAAGGGGGTGCGTACGTATTCCCGCCGGTGGAAGCTGGAGTCGTCGAGCAAAGCGGACGACGCATACACGGTTGGCAGTGCGTCAGGATTGCCGTTGATTGGATCGGCGCACCCGTCAGATGCCGGGGCGTTTTGTGTCACCTTAAATGTCAGCAATGACGATCCTTGGAAGGGCTGGAAGGTCACTGCGGAGTATTCGAGCGAATACGAGCTGACAACAAACCCAATCAACGATCCTGCAGTTATCACATGGGGAAGCGAACAGTTTCAGAAGGTGGCCGTTGAAACGACGAGCGGACACGCAATCCTGAACAGTTTTGGTGATTACTACGACCCGCCTGCAATGATGGACGACAGCCGCAGAACTGTGACCATTACGAAAAATCTGGCGGCGGTGCCGAGCTGGATTTTGAGTTATCAGGACGCAGTGAACAGCGACGCATTCAGCATCGACGGCTTCAGTGTGGCGATTGGTAAGGCCAAAATGCAATCTGTGACGGTGGCGGCAAAGGAAAAGCGCAACGGCACGTCATTTTACCCGGTCACGTTCACGA